CTAGTCCTCCGGACAGGTTCACGGATGAAAGGGTTATCCGGGAACTAGCTCAACCCTAGAAATTTAGGGTCGATAAATATTAATAAATAAATAACAATAAATAAATAACAATAAATAAATAACAATAAATAAATATCAATAAACAACAAAAAATATCAATAGATAAATAATAGGGAAACTACCCTATTGGCAGTTAATATGTCCCATAATCACTGTCATAAATCCTTTCAGTATTTAAGAGAGTTTCAAACGCAAAAAAAAGCATTTTCTCAACTCTACGCCTCCAATGTCTGAAATCAGAAACGCAGAAGGTGCCCTGTGCGCCATTGTCAACGTCCCCAAGGAAAAGACCATTCCACTGAAGGTCTACTTGTTGAAAGAGATCGAAGAGGAACTGTCGTTCGAATCCACCGCTCAACGCGATGAAAGGATCCTCTCCTATCTCTACGAAGAGGAGCTCAAGAGCGACGCCAAAGACCGCGCGCAAAAGAAGTTCAAGAAACTCATGCGATGCATGACTGACTACGGAGCTCCAGAGGTTCACGTCGGAAGACAGGCTAACAAGTCAGCCCAAGCTATCCTCAAAGTGTCCACGCCAAGAACTGAAAAGGCCATCAGACACAGACGATCCTGTGAAGGCAGAACAGTGTACGATCTTTAATAAACATCTTCAAACCAAACACTTGTAGTGTAATAAGTTCCAGAGAGCTGATCCAAGGGATCCGACTGAGTCATCATGAAAACAAGGTTATTCAAGGCTGAACCTACGGTTGGATATGCCACCACGACATCCAGGTTGTCGAAGGTGAAAACCCGCGACCAAGCAAATGGAGACACTGTGGGAACGTATCTCCAGACCGGCTCGTACACAGAGTACTGGGCCTCTTGCTTCAAAATGTTGAAGGAATCATGCAGGATGGCGAACCTATTCACGTTGGACGGGTTAAACACTTCCATCGGTGTTACAGTAGAAACGGTTTCGTCGTAAACGTTGTTGAAAAAAGACACATCGGAAAAGAGACCTCTCTTATCCTGAAGGAACAGCCACCTCAATGTTGAGGAGTAGCTCTGTTCCCCATTAGCTCCCCAGTCAAGGGATACTCTAATGACGATCTTTTTCACGCGGATATGATCGCCAATCCGCTGTGACCCAGTAAAGCCTTGCGTTATGGGTTGACAAACTGACAATGCAAAGTCGCCCTTTCCAAAGGCGCCTCCTGCATTGAAAACCTTAAGCTCGCGCTCCATAGTAAATGTGGAAAATGAGAAATGATCTCGAAAAAGGATTTATGAATCGGAATATCGGATGCGGAAAAGTCCGTCAATGTTGGACGCATGCTGTCCACCAGACGCCGCTTGCGCGAACACGAGAATGTTGTTGGACTTGATGTTGGCGACAGTCGCGACTGCTCCATCTGAGAATTCAACAGGAATGTTGACACGCTTTGACCACTTGAAGTGCTTTGTGCTTGTAGCAAACTGGGTGGTGGTGACGATGGGCGCGGCAGTCGTAGTGGTCAGAATAGCTGACGTCGAGAGCTCTACGAACTTATCGTAGAGAATGCTGAAACGTTGAGTGTTGACCATGTTGGGGTAGGATGTAAGATCTCCGGCATTCTGCCAGACATCTGCGAACGTAGCGTTTGCACCGTTTGCTTGCTTGTCAAGCACAACAGTGATTCGAAACGCCGTGAACGACGAATCAGCTGCGCGGTTTGCGTAGTAGTTCAGCATGAGGTTAGTAATGACAATCTTCCTTCCAATGCGACCATTGGAAGCGCCGTTCTGCTGAACGACGTTCATTGAGCCATAGTTGGCTCCTGCTGCGGGAATAGCATTCCCAGGAATGTCAGTGTCAAACCACTTCTTTTCCCAGCCAGGTGTTCCATTGTATCGACCGTAGTAGCCGACTTGTCGCGTGAAACCAGGTTTCATGTAGTTCCTCTTCTTTGAACTCTTCTTGGTCTTTTTAGACCCCTTCTTCGAGTAGCGAGCCATAAGGTTTACTCCTCCAAGGAAAATGAAAAATGAATCTTTAGAGACAAAGATTTTACTTTAATACTCGCAAGAAGATGAATCACTTCCATGCTCGAAACTGTAGCAGACACACTCGTCCTCGAGGCAAAAGCATTGGCTACAGTAGACTTCCTCAGATTGAGGGAAAGGATCTGGATAGGGATCATAACACTTGGTCCTCAGGGTCTGGGGATGGGACGTGGGGTAGAAGACTGGGGACATGGTGCCCAGGGAGGATGAGGGTCGACCGAGACCCAAACGCTTCATCCTCTTTGGAGGGGGGGGGAGGATCTCGCAGGGATCCGGAGGTGACTGGGAGTCCGAGTCTGACTCGAGGATCGGAGTCAAAGAGCGATGAGGAGGATGAGAATCCTCCTGGGACGAGTCGGGGTCCTCCTCGCTTGTCGAAGGAAGAGACTCCTGCGAAAGGGTAGTCCAGAGATCCTCGGCGCACATCAGCATGTCCGTCGTAATCGATGTAGACGAGGTCGTCGATGCGGCGGTCGAAGGCAGGCCAGTAGCAGTTGGGGTACCAGGTCTGGGGGTCTTGGTTTGAAACAAAAAAGACGTGCTTGGCGACGAAGTTCCCGAAAGACCCTTTGACGGGAACTTGCATGGGATATCGATCGCAAAGTCGAAGGAGGACACTCCACGGGAACCACGTGCCGTTGAATTCATCGTAGATGACTTCTCGGTGACCTTCATAGTCATCATACCAAGCGCCTTCACTTTTCCAGTAAGCTGAAGGATAGTGCTTACTGCAGTACATAGATTTGCCAGTGCCTGTGGGTCCGTAAACAACGGTGACGCGAGTCTTGAAATCACGAGGTTTAGAAAGAAGCGTTTTGTAACGAGAGAGAGCCCGGTAGTTCCGGGCCCAAGTTGCACCATACTTTTCGGCAAGCTCAAGCTCAGACATCCCCTCGCGGACGTCAGTGAGAGCAAGAGTAAGGTCATTGCGCTGGCCGGGGGCAGGTGGCTCTCCGAGAGTCCAAGGTCCCTCAATGCGAGTGTCCTCCTTGGTGCAGTACGCAACTGCCTGCTCATGAGATCCTTGGCGATACTCCCAGTGAGCACGAGAGTTAACCTTCTTGAGACCACTAAGACGACGGTTGGTCTCAAAGATGACGTAGCCCTGAAGATGTTCAGTACCTTCCGCTCCTTTTTCGCGCTGATAGACAAGGTACTTGAATCGCCACAACTTGGGTTGATCCTCCACTGAAGTGGTAGGATTGTTGATGGTAAACATCCAACATTTTCCTTGGGCCATCCTGCGTGGTTGTTGATTTTGGGACGCAGGTTGGGGGGGGGTAATACTGGCATCCCAAGGATGCACCCCCCCCCTTTTATACCCCTAACTTCGGAGTTAAGCCTTACCATATAAGGCTCGAAGTGAGGTGTTGTGCTGTGCGTAATGATTACGTGGCACGAGCACCACCTTCAGTGGCGTCACTTGGTGTCCAAGGAAATTTTTGAGAATTTCGTGTTCTGCATGCGCCTCGGCGGCGCGGGCCTGCTCGCCGCGAGGCTGACGCTCAGGCCGCTAGGCCAAGAGGGCAGCCCCTAGGTAGATGGGCCTACTCGCTGCCGGGCACAAGGCCCTCCCGCTCGCTCACGGCCGGGGGCTAGTCCTCCGGACAGGTTCACGGATGAAAGGGTTATCCGGGAACTAGCTCAACCCTAGAAATTTAGGGTCGATAAATATTAATAAATAAATAACAATAAATAAATAACAATAAATAAATA